TGATGAAAAGAAAGGCTATAACATTCTAAGTAAGATGTATAAGGCTATGGATATTAAAGATGTTAGTCAGATTATTAATGATCCAGAAGAACCAAGAGAGCAGTTACGCGCAGATAACGAAAAGTTAAATCAACAGGTACTTATTGATCAACAAACCATTCAACAGCAAGCTGAGCAGATTAGACAGCTTAGTGCGCTATCTGAAGTTGAAGTCATTAAGGCTACACAGAAAGGTGAGTCCGACGATAAGAAAGCCTTACTTGGTGTTGCACAACTACAAGAGAAAGCGAGAGAGTTTGATATTAAAACCGCTCAAGATGGTAGTCAACACAATGATGATTTAGCTTTCAATATTGTTGAGTTAGAAACTAAAGAGAATATTGACGTTACACCTTAAGGATGAGGCCCTTTAATCAGGGCTTTTATTATTTAATCTTTATATCTTAATTTAATCATACCGCCAACAGTTTTATTAGGGTTTAGTATTTCAGCAATACAATCATCAGTTAGCATATTCGCATTAGGTATATTTAAATAGTTAGTTTCTGCGCTTGATTTTCTTTTAGTTAGTTTATAGTTAATTGTCGGTTCTGGTTTTGGTGTTACAGGTCGATTTGCTTTATGTTTATTATGCCAATCACTAATGGCGAAATCATCTAGAGGTATATATTCCTCTTTAACATCAAAACCTAACGCATCAATAAGCGCGTCTAACTTCTTTTCTATGTTATTCATCGTTAAATCCTTTTTTACAAGCTGACCTGCCAACATTGATAAGTAAAAGCATCACAGGTATAGTATAACTATTAGTTGCCACACCTATGGTTACATAACCTAAAAGCTGAATACCCACCCCAAAAAGTAAATAATGTAAATTCATTTTATTTTATCCTCTAGCTTCCTGTAACCTTTGATGCTTTTAGGTACAGATTTAACAATAACCTTATCCTCTCCGCCCATCGCCCATGAATGCCTTAATATCCCTTTATCTGTTTGATAGAAGTCTATTGCGTTTTGGCATAACGAGCCGCAACTTTGTCTAAATTCAGATATTAGCTTCATTTTCTATTTCCTTTTTAATATCAGATGACTCATAACAGGCATACAAGTCCATACCTACAAGATCAGGATTTCTACCAGTATAAAAACCTTCCTTATAAGCCAACCTTACTCCTACTCTTATTTTTGACGGTAGCGACTTTAATATCTCTTCTAGTTCTTGAAGGTGCTTTAGTTGATCGTCATTCATTTTATTTGACCTCTAATTCATTTATAAGCCTATTAAGCATATCAGTAAGATGGTTGTCAGCCTTTTCATATCTGCGGTAAGTGCTGAGGCTAATACCTATCTTTTTCAAGAACTCAGTTAGATTGTAACCCTTAGCTTTTATTCTTCTTGTCGTGTCATTCATATAAACCCCTATATTTGATATCAATTGACACTATACTAATACTGTTTGACACTATAGTAAAGCACATTATGAATATACGTTAAATAATGATAAAATAAGTAAAACAAAGTTTGAATAACCTTTAGGACTCAAATGAATAACGAATCAGCACTAGTAAGTAAGATCAATTCAGCTCAACAAGCAGAATTAATCGTAAAGCACCCATTATTTATAGCTGCTCTAAGTACATTAAGAGAGCTAACTGTAGAAAAGTTTGAGAACTTAGGATTTAGTCAAACTCAAGAAATGCAAGAATGTAACGTTAGGTTAAACCTCATAGAAGAATTTGAGAACAATCTAATTACAATTATCGAAAACGGTAATACTGCATATAGAGATTTAGAAGAAATCCAAACCTTTAAACAACAGCAGGAAATAGATAATGAGTGATGAACAAGTACAAACACCAGAACAAGTAGAAAACGCATTTTATCCAGACGTAGAATCGGAGCCTCTCGAAGTGCCAACCGACGAAGCGGCAAAGGATGATGAACCAGCAGAAGATGCAGAAGAGTCTAGCGACGACAACGCTGATGATGTTGAAGAGGAAGCAAGCGACGAAGATAACAACGACGACGATGAAAGCGACAGTCTTATCTATGAAATTAATGGAAAAGATTACACCGCTCAAGATATCGAACTCTTAGAGTCTGGTAAATTAATGCAAGCTGACTACACAAAGAAAACTCAGGTTCTAGCGAATGATCGCAAAGAAATGGATAGCAACGTTGTTTTATTAGATGAAGCTATCACCAAGACAAATGATTTAGCCGCACAATTAGAGGTTTTAGTTGGTGAGGATGGTGAAATTAATTGGGCTGAGTTGAAAGAAGATGATCCCGACCAATACATTGAGAAAAAGGAACGTGCAGACAGTCGCAAGTCTAAGTTAGCAGAGGTTAAAGCGAATAACCAAACTAGCAACACACCTAATAAAAATGTAGAAGCTGAGAGAGTTAAAATTATTGAAGCTAACTCTGAATGGATTAAAGACGAAAAACCAACTGATGCTTATAAAAAGGATATGGACAGCCTTGATGTATTTTATAAGGATAATGAGTGGGCACAAGAGCAAATAGACCTTGTTAATTCAAGCTCTAAACTTTTTAAGTTTGTTTTAGATAACGCCAGGAATGGTTCAGATTCTAAAGCAACAGATAAGAAGAAAGCTTCAGCTAAAAAGAAAATTATTGCAACGCCTAAATCTGGAAAGGTAAAGGCAAACATTAAACATATGTCGGATGAAGAAAAATTCTACGGCACAGCATAAAGAGAGGCAGTCAAAATGGCTACTATTGGAAATACAGTATTAACGCTTGTCGATTGGGCAAAGCGAAACGATCCAGATGGTAAAACACCACGTATCGTTGAAATTCTCAATCAAACTAACTCAGCTTTAGAGGATATGCCATTTAAAGAGGGTAACCTTCCAACAGGTGAGCAAACCACTATTCGTACAGGTTTACCACAAGCATTTTATCGTCAAATGAATATGGGTACACCTAAAAGTAAATCAACTACTGTTCAAGTTACAGAAAATGCAGCAATGCTAGAAGCTCGCTCAGAAGTTGATGTTAAAGTTGCTAAAATGAACGGCAATTTAAATACTTTCCGTTTAAGTGAGTCGGTGGCATTTATTGAAGGTATGGCACAAACTCAAGCTACTACTTTAATTTATGGTACAGCTTCAAACCCTGAAGAGTATGTAGGCTTCATGCCTCGTTACAGCGACACAACAGCGGCAAATGGTGAGAATATCTTACTTGCCGGTGGTGCTGGTTCAGATAACACATCAATTTTATTGGTTGGTTGGGGTATGGATAAGATCTTCGGTGTTTATCCTAAAGGTTCAAAGGCTGGTCTATCTCATCAAGATTTAGGCGAAATTGATGCCTTTGATTCTAATAATGATCGCTTCCGTGCTTTTGCTGACTTGTATCAGTGGGATAACGGATTAGTTGTTAAAGATTGGCGTTATGCGGTACGAATTGCAAACATTGATGTTAGTGACTTAATTGGACAAGAAAACACACAAGCTGAATCCGCTTCAACTGCAATTATTAAACTAATGGCCCGTGCACAAGATCGTTTACCTAATATTTCATCTGTTAAAGATGTATTTTATGTTAATCGTACTGTTGCCTCGCATTTACGTTTAGCTGCACTTGATAAGAGTTCAGCAGCGGTAACAATCGAGCCAGCTATTAACCAGTTTGGCGATACCATTCATCAGCTTATGTTTTTGGGTACTCCTGTTCGCATTATGGATACCATCATTAACACTGAAGCTTTAGTTTCTTAAGGAGAAATAAAATGATTTTAGATTCACAATTAAAATTCTCTGACTCTCAAGCTGTTACAGCCTCGGCAGTTGGAACAAATGTAATTGACTTGTCAGTTGCGCGCTCTATCGGTTCAGGCGAGCCAATGGCTGTTATGTTTGTTGTAGAAGTTGCAGCAGATCAAACGTCAAGCGATGAAGATTATACTTTTGATGTTGAGTACGCTACTAATGCAGCGCAATCAACAGGCGTTCAATTAATGGGCCGTAGAGTATTTGAGTCAGGCACACCAACAGCACCGGCACAAGATGCTGACTTATTGGTTGTAGGTTTTAAGTTTTACATTCCTATCCCGCCTGTAACAGCAGATGAAGACGCTCAATTTATTGGTATTCGTTATGTAACTGCTGGTTCAACGCCTATCATCACATGTTCATCATATTTAGTGCCTTTATCTATGGTTGATTCTTATGTTGATTACGCTAACGGTTACACAATTGAATAGGTGATTTATGAAAGTTAAATGCACCAAGATTGGTTTTTATGGAAAGCTCCGTAAAGTGGGTGAAGAGTTTGATATCTCAGATAAAAAAGCTCTAGGTTCATGGATGGAAGAAATAAAAACCAAAAAAGCTAAATCTAAGGCTAAACCTAAAGCTGATGATGAGGCTGAAAAAGAAAACAAAGAAAGTTAGCACACAGGGAGGGTAAAACCTCCCTTTTATCATAAAGGTTAAATCATGGCTTTTGATACATACGAAAATTTAAGGAAGACTGTTTTAGGTCAAACCTACCGAAAAGATCTAGGTACTAAATTTGATGATTTCTTATCTATTACTGAGGTTGAAATTAGATCTAACTCTGAAACAGCTTTAAAGATGAATCTTAACGAAAAGATATCAACAGCAGTAACAAGTACAACTACAAGGTTTCTAGCTTTACCTAATGGGTTTCAGTCTTCAAGAAAATTCACAATAAGTATAGATGATAGCATATTCGGGTTAGAGTTCAGGACTCCCGATCAGTTATTT